TTCTACGGCTGGATTCGTCATGGATGGCGTTGCTACCGAGTTTGTTCGTGGTGGTAAGGCAGTTTTGGACGGAACGGCTGAAAATGACAACCTTTTGTTCCTAATCTACGAAATAGACGAAGGAGATGACTGGGAAGACCCTGAAAACTGGAAAAAGGCCAATGCTGGTCTGGGAGAGTCCATTTCTATGGAATATCTCACTAAACAGTTCAATAATGCCAAACTTTACGGTGGAAGGAACATAACTGAGTTCCAAGTCAAGCATTGTAACGTATTTGTTGGTGCGCAGGATATCTGGGTAGAAGATGACATCTGGATGGATGAATCTAACCTACAGTTACCCTCGACAGGTAACACGCTCGATGAGAAGACTAATAAGCCTATAGCCTACCTAGGACTCGACTTGGCTGCTACTGACGACATCACGGCACTTAGTATCGCAACTGGTGACCCTCACGAGGGAATCGGTATCGAGACCCACTACTTCCTACCTGAACGTGCTGTGAAGCGCCGTCAAGAGAAGGATGCCAACCACATATACTCGCGCATACATGAATTCGAGAACGTGCATGTAACTGAAGGTAATGTAACGGACTACAATGTAATCCGTCGACTTATCTCTGGAAGCTACGTTATGGATGGACGTGTGCGCTATGACGAAGACAACTTGATGGCGAAGTACCACATTAAAGGTATAGCGTATGATAGATGGAATAGTCTAAACCTCATCCGAGACCTAGAAGGTGACGGTGTGCTCTGCGACCCCTTTGGTCAAGGATATGCATCTATGTCATTCCCTAGTAAAGCGTGGGAGAAGCTAGCCCTTGAAGGTAAGCTCTGGCACGGTGGTGATGAGGTGCTAAGATGGATGATGAGCAACGTAATGATTAAGCCAGACCCTTCTGGTAACATCAAGGTTGACAAATCTAAATCTGGCGACAAAATCGACGGAGTTGTAAGTGGAATCATGGCTGTTGGTGAGATGCTCACCTTCGAGGAAGATGACACACCAGACTTCGAATTTTTCATGCAAGTATTGGGAGGGTAAAAGTTGCCCTACCCCATGCTTTTTACTAAGTTATATACATGTCACAGGAAAAGCAAAACATATTTCAACGGCTCTTTAGTCGTGGCGAACAACGCTCAACAAACCCAGTCCCTACGTTCAGTACGGCGGCTAATGGGTGGCTTGGCGCGATTCGCTCGCAGTCGAACGTGACTGTAGGTTCGGATAGTCTCCAACTCGCCGCTGTTTACGCATGCGTCAGCAAAATCGCCGACACAATCGCGTCGATGGACATCGTCGTTGAGAGCAAAGAAAAAGATGGTTCTCGCGAACCACTTTTTCAGCACCCCGCTTCGCGCCTCTTAGCTGTAGAACCTAACCCCCACATGGGCGCGTATGAGTTCTGGCAGATGATTGTAAGCGATGCGCTGTTGTACGGTGTTGGCCACGCGTTGGTCATGCCAGACGGCAAGGAGATGTATTGGATTCCCGCAACGGAAGTCGAGCATCACATTGATAAGAAAACAGGTCATAAGTTTTTCAAGTACCACGGGTCACCGACTCCAGTGCCTGCTGAGCGAATGATTGAGATTAAGGCGTTTCGCGGTGAGAACCCAACGAAAATCCAGCTCCAGAATCTAAAGACTGCAAAGTCTGTACAGAACTTCGGGGCGACGTTCTTTGAGAACGGCGGGATGCTCGGAGGTATACTTACTACCAAAGAACCTTTGTCACTCGAACAGATGCAGCAAGCGTCAGAGAGATGGTCATCGGAGTACATGGGTAGCGGTAATGCACACAAGGTAGCAATTCTAGGAGGCGGCTTTAACTACCAAGCTTTGTCTGTCCCTCTAGACCAATTACAGTTCCTCGAGAGCAAGCAGTATTCCACACAGGAGATTGCACGCTTTTACCAAGTGCCTCCAGCAATGATTGGCATGGAAGGGAACACAGCTTACTCTAACTATGAACAACAAGTGTTGCAGTTTTTCCAAGGAACAATCCTGCCGTGGGTCAAGCGAATCGAGCTTGAAGTCGAAAGGAAGCTCCTACGAAACGATGAGTACTTATGCGCAAGGTTCGATGTCGACTCCCTTTTACGAGCGGACTCTGCCAGCCGAGCAGCTTACTACCATCAAGCCCTGTCTGACGGGGTGCTGTCAATCAACGAAGTGCGAGCCAAAGAAGGTCTCGGACCTGTTGACGGAGGCGCTGAGCATCACGTTCAACTCAATCAAATCCCACTATCTAAAATGGGTGAGTATTCTGAGTCTGTGGTTTCTAAGCCTGAGCCTGCTAATGGCGACGGAGGAGACGACAACGAAGAGACTGAAGGTATTAATAATCAAACAAAAACTAACGAATAATGGCATTTTATGTATTCGCCCTTCGCAATGTGCGTCAGGCACACGATGTGGCTGCTGCAGGTGTTGAGGATGCTCCACGTGATATGAAGGTTCACTACTTCATTCACGAAGACACGAACAACTACACTGCTGCTGAAGCCAAAGCGTTGTTAATCAAAAAGCTTCCGAGCTTTGACGCAACCACGCTATCAGCGTTAACCACTGCTGCTGTAGCTGGTAACGTGAGCAGTGTTACTCGATTGTCGGACACTACAGGCAAAGGCCTGTTCCGATACGGGAAGCAGATGTTCCAGATTGGTGTAGGTTACCACGCTTCTGTTGAAGCCACGGCAATCTCTAGCATCAACTTTAAAGATATCGCATAATTCACAAACACCTAGAATATGAATAACCAAGAGAAAAGGTTTTTAGATTCTAACTTTGAGGTGCGCTCTGAGAATGACAACACTGTCATCGAGGGGTACGCTGCAAGGTTTGATGACGAAACCGTGATTGGCGGCCAGTTCGCTGAACGCGTGGCTCGTGGTGCATTCGAAGGTGCTGACATGAGCAACACTGTTGCTTTGTTTAACCATGACTGGAACATGCCTCTTGCCCGTGTGGGTAAGGGACTTGAGCTCTCAGTCGATGAGGTTGGACTTCGGTACCGTTTTGAACTCGGTGAGCAATCCTACGCCAAGGACCTCGCAGAGAACATTCGAATGGGCAACGTGTCTACTAGTTCCTTCGGGTTCACAGTATCAGATGACGAATGGGAACGTCGTGACGGTATGAACTTGAGGACTATCAATTCTGTTGGCACGTTATTCGACGTCTCACCAACTACACAAGGAGCGTATCCAACCACAGAGGTTGCTATCCGTTCTATGGAAGCTGCTCTCGAAGAGATGCCAGTTGTAGCTGAAGAGGTTGTTGAAGAGCCTGCTGTTGCAGAGGTCGAGGAGGTTGTTGCTGAAGAAGCTGCCGTTGAGGTAGTGGAAGAGGAACGAGCTTACGACGAAGCCCCTAAGGAAGACAAAGAGGACGAAGAGTCTGAAGAGTCTGACGAAGAGGATGAAGAAAAGGCTGAAGAGCGCACCGAAGAGGTTGTCGCTGAAGAAGTCACAGAAGACGCTCCCGCTGTTGAAGAGGAGGAAGTAACTGAAACAATTTTAAACTCTGAGCCTGAGGCTCGAACAAACAATAATCCAACTATGGAAAATTCAAACATCGCTACACCTGCTGTAGTACAAAACATGGGTGACTCTGAGGCCCGCGCTGCGAAGGATTTCAACTTCGGTAAGTTCATCAAGGAGGCTGCTAAAGGTCAATTGACTGGACTTGAAGCTGAAATGTCTGCTGAAGGTTCGTCTGAGATGCGTAACGCTGGTGTTAACGCTAACGGTGGATTCAACGTACCAGAGATGGTATTGCGTTCTATGGGTACCGCTTCTGGTGCTTCTGGTGCAACTGCTTTCGGTGGTGGTATCGGTGTAGAGGACAAAGGAATCGTTGGACAATACGCTCCAACAGACTTGGCTTCTAAGTTGGGTATCCGTTCATTGACTGGATTGAGCGGAGACGTTGCAATGCAGGTTCAAGGAAACGCTGGACAGTCTGACCTAGGACAAACTGTTGCTGCAAGTAAGGCTCAAGGAGCTGCTATGGTTGAGGACCTTCCTTTGTTCCATGAGGTGACTTTGTCTCCAACACGATATGCTGCACACGTAGGTGTAACTCAGCAGATGTTGGCTCAGTCTGGTGACGACATGAATGCATTCATTCAGGCGGACATCCGTAAGGCTTTGGACAAAGTATTCAACGCTGCTCTTATCACTGAGATTCGTGCTAACGATACTAACTTGGCTTACTCTGCAAACAACCCACTCGACGTTGAGGCTGCATTGCTCGGTGCTGATGTTGATTTGGCTAACGTACGATTCATTGCTGCTGCTAACGCTTACCGCGAGATGCGCTCTTTGAGCTTTGATGCTGGTTCTGGTCAGTTGTTTGCTAACTCTCCTGTAGAGCGTCAGACTATTGCTGGATACGCTGGAGCTGTTTCTAGCCAAGCAACTAGCCAAGAGATTAACTTCTTTGACAACACGCAAATCGTGACTGGTACTTGGGGTGGAATGAACTTGATTGTTGACCCATACACATTGGCCAACAGCGGAGTCGTTCGAATCATCGCTAACGAATACAAGGACGTTGAAGTATTGAACAAGCGTTCATTCAAGACGTTGACTGCTGTAGGCGCATAATCGCCTAAGGATATATAGGGAAGGGGGGCCGCTACAGGCCCCCTATTTCTCTCTTGGTGGCACCTTCGGGGCGGGTTATTTCCGAGGTTCGAGACCTCAGTCACCACTACTTAAACACGACATACTATGAAAATAAATAAAAACAGCAGCTTCTATCCTGAGGACATGGTTCCTTACTCGATAGTTCGCGACCACTTACGTTATGACTACGGAGACGCTGAAGAATTAGTAAAGTCCTACGTTGCGTCTGCATGTGACTACATGGAGACTTTGAGTGACAGAGTATTCTGTTCCTCTACACCTGCTCCTCACGAGCTTACCTCAGCCGCTTACAACAACGCTGCGACCCCTTTAAGCGCCACTGTGACAGTCTACCTTGACAAGGGGGATTTAGACCGCGTACAGCAGCTTAGAAACGTTACAGGAGACTGGACCGTTACATCGCAAGAGTATTACCACGAGACTAAAGTTTGGATGCCTCTGGCAGGACAGACTCAAGTTGAGGAGGTAGTGGAGGTTATCGGCGTTGTGGACGACCCCGCTACTACCGAGGTTGACGAGACCGTCACGGCAGTTGCACCTGTCGCTTTCGTTCAGGGAGCAGAAGGAGCTGGAATGACTGACGCGTTTATCTTCACGGATACTTATCCTGTAGAGATTGACTGGACTAAGCTAGATACTCCATCAGACATTCACTCACGAGACAAGCAGGTCTACCGAATCGTACTTACGGGCGGAGACAACGTAAAGGATTTACCAAAGCAATTTCGACAAGCCATGTTACTCTTAGTGGGTCACTACGACTCCCAGAGAGAGGCTGAATACATTGGTGGTCTTACATCAGAAGTTAAAGAGGGTGTTCATCGCTTGATGGCCACCGTAAAACAATATTAAAATGGGCAAACTCCAATTAGGTAAATTACAACATAAAGTCAGCTTCTACCGCGACGCCATTGTCGTTAACGCAACGACAGGTGAGCAGGAAGAGACATTGTACGCCGTCAAGGAAAACCGTTGGGGGAGTGTCAAGTACATTGGTTCACCATCCGCAGGTTCCTCTGAGGAAGAGATAAACGACCAGCGTACGGGTAAGATGAAGATTGAGGTTCAGTGTCGCTTCTTTAGCGGCCTGCGCTTCGAGGATTGGATTGAATTCGAAGGAGGCAAGTTTCGCATCTACTCTATCCAAACACTAGGACGTAATGAGGGATACTCCTTGCGTGCTGAGCTTCGGGATGACGACACAGACGCGTTGCCTACAGGTGCGCTAATGAACGCGTTCGGAAACCTACCTGCAGTCGGGGTAGTCCCTGAGTTGTCGGTAGATAACATCGCTGGATTGCAGGACAGTCTAGACCTCATCAACGACACCCTGACCACTATAGACACGGACATAACGACACTTGAGAATGAAGCTGCCGTAGACCTCACTGCTAATGACATTCAGACGCTAGACCACTTCAGGTATGACGCACCAAGTGATAAGCTTATTGCTGACCGTGCGATTGAGACTACATTGAACTCCCTGTTCCTCGGTGAGCAGCACAAGATGAGTTCTGGTGCAGAGAATATCTTCTTCACCAACCTAGGTACTGACATCAACTTCTACCCTATGTGGGGTGGACTTCGTGACCAAAGCCTAGCGGCAAACCAAGGTAGCTACGGCTACATCCCGCCAAGCGGTCGTGTGTACACTGACATGTTCTCTGTACCGCTAGGAGGTAATCCAGACCCATTGAATTCTATGGGTTATTCTGGACCTAACTACTTCGCAGTAAACATTGCTGGCCTCGGTATCACAACCGTTGCCGCTGAGCAAGTTCCTGCCGACCAACACCTAGAGTACAGACTGTCCGTCAATGGAAAACAAGTATACCTCCAAAAACTAAAGGACCAAGGTATAATATACGCAGGGCAACAGATTGAGTGGTTTTTTGACCACCCTGTTGAGATTCACGCTGGCACCACCATCTTCGCAGAGATTCGCAAGGTGACTACTGCTACTGACACAGACAACGGCATATTCCAAGTACAGCGAGGGCAGACACCTAACGCTGACGGCTCATACCGATACCAAGCAATCGTTCACAACAGATTGTTCGAGGACAAGGACTTGGAGCTGATTAGCCCATACCTTAAGTATCAGGCTATGGACTTCGGTCTGGACGCTAGTACTTCTACCGTGTTCTTTAGGGACCTATCTCTAGGTGCTGACAACGTGCTTACTAACCATCCTGTAAATACCCTCGAGGCTATCGCTAACGGAACGAACATTAAGGTAAAGGTTAAGAACAGCGCTAAGATATTGGTGGAATCTCTACCCGTAAACGCAGTGACGCTGGATGGCAGCTATGTCAACTCTGTATTGAGTGACGCTCTGGTTCAGCTTAACGATACGTTCTCTGCAACCACATCATTCCGTGGCGGAGGTTCTGGTTCTGGCAATCCCGTTAGCGCTTTTGCTCTCAGTGGGAACAGCCTGACAATCACACTTACGGACGGTACTTCATTCACTCAAGACGTTACTAACCTAGTCGTTGACGAGAACAACTTCGTTGCTAGTGGCTCACTTAGCGGAACGAACCTAGTCCTTACTATGGACGACGCTTCAACCGTTACTGTAGACGCTTCTACTCTGGCCGTCGATACCGACACGATTGTGACGGGCGGTACGGTTAGCGGAAATGACCTCACGCTTACTTTAAGCGATTCCTCGACCGTTACGGTGGACGTAACGAGTCTGAATGTCGATACTAATTTATATGTCGCTAGCGGCGCTGTAAATGGCTCTAACATAGAGCTTACGATGACTGACGGCTCCGTGGTTACGGTGGCAATCGGTTCGCTGCAAATTGACAACGATACAACTATCACGGGCGGCTCTGTCGTAGGCACAGACATTGTGCTAACGGTGAGCGATGC